TGCTATTTGCAGTTGTGAGGGTGATTACTTCTGAGGAATCGTCTTGATTTCGTCTGAGATCCATCTCTGCTGATGGATATCCAGTAAGATTTATAAGATTACCTGAGCTGTCCTTTAAGGTCAGAATCTGCCTAAAAGTAGCTCCTTGCTCTAATATGAAATGATGATAACCTGCTGCCATAAAATAATCCTATAAATCGCATGGTGTCTACCATTTCTAAACTCTAGCTTCTGCTATTTTAATCATACCAAGAAAAGTGCTCTTATGCTTTTTTCTTAGTAGTTCTTTTAGTAGTTTTCTTCTTTGCAGCTTTCTTCACTGGTGCTTTCCCGCCTTCCCATGCTTCGTTGACATCAGGAGTTTCAGGATCATCACCTTTTAAAGTTCCATCTTCATTTCTTGCTCTTTTGATCTCAGCTTCAACTTCTACTACTTCGTCAGCAGAATCTACTTTGACTTCCATTGCCCAACCATTCTCAACAAATTGATCAAGGATTGAGTCATGCCAATCACCTTTAGACTCTACAATTTCGTCTGCTTTGAGAAGCTCTATCTCTGTTCCAAGCTCATTACTTGCTGCGGGTTTTGGGACTATGATTTTAAACTTTCTACTCATAATTATTCCTTTTAAAGTGAGGGGTGTTTTACCACCCCTCTAAACAATACAACTCCTATTAAGCAGGTGCGTGTCTTGGCTTACCAAGAATTACAAATGCTGAACAAGGTGTTCCTGTTCCGTGTGTGCCACTAAAGTTAGCAACAACTCTCACATATCTCTTTGAACCTAAATATTCAATTTCTGAGATCTGCGGAGATTCGGCATTATCGTCTAATGTTAAGAACAAACCACCTGAACCAAGTGATCCGTTTACATCAGCAGATTCTGCGTCACTCCAAGAAGAGTTATCATCAGAGTGCTCTAATTCAAACTCAATCTTGTTTGTGCCACTTAATGTGATACCTTCAACGCCTGAGTCAACAACAATGGCTACATTTTCATAACCTTTGATATCAACTCCGTCTCCGTTAGCGTCTGCGTCACGGACAGCAGGAGCTAAAGATTGCATTAATTTGATGTTATTACTTAAATCTTGCATTACTTACTCCTATTAACTAGCTGCTATTTTTAATTTGTTAATCGCTTCAGCTTGAACCACTTGACCACCAACTCTACGCCTTGCAATGTATCTAACATTACCAGTTGTAGCTTGTGTGAATGGATCTCTTAGAACCGCTAACGCTACTCTATCCACAATCATATAAGCTCTTGAGAAGTCTCCGAAAGCAACGGGATAAGCACCCGCACCAACTGAAGGCATATCACTAGCTTCAATATATGGATAACCTAAGATAGTGTTTGTAGCACCACCTTGTAGGCTCATACCTGCTTGGAACACATACTGACCTGCAGTATCTTTTAACTTCCTAATAGCTGCCAATGTTGATCTGTTGAATACAAATACACCATTTTTGCCATATTCAGATTTAATGTTGTGAACCAATGAAATTAAGCTGTCAGCTGTAATTGCTGTTCCGCTTCCTGATACTACTTCACCAACATTGCTGTTAGACATGAAGCCTTCAGGCTTACCAACACCATTACCGCTTACAAATGCAGCACCTTCAGCTTTAGCAAATTGCTCACTGAACTCTGATTGCATTTCAGCTTCAAGATCAAACACTGTATCTTCTAAGTCTTGCTCAGAGATATCTACTAGAGCGTAGTGCTCATGTGCAGGTAGCTCTTCAAGTCCTACTTGATAACCACTTGTTTCTGATCTTGTTCCACTTTCTGAAACCCACTGAGCAGCAAACTGTCCAGTCCTTTTAGGGATCTGAATAGATCTTTGTCCAGTTGATCTTACTCTAGCAATAGATCTAATAGGTGAGATCTCAGTCACTGTTTTTAACAGCTCTCTGACATACTCAGGCGGTGCTAAATAACCACCAGTAGAATCATTGCTTACTGTAAGTGCTTTGCGTTCCATTGCGTCAAGAGAGTCAATTCCCTTTCTGCAATATTTGTCAAAAGCACCCATATATTCGTCAACTTGCTTAGTTGAGAAACCTGAGTTAGGTCTTTTAATGACTGTCTCTAATTTCTCTACTTGCTCCTTGACCTCATTAGATGATTGCTCTGCTAGGCTTAGTTTTTGATTTACTTCTTCAAGAGAGTCTAGTTTGGACTCAATCTTAGACATCTTCTCATCTAAGTCAGCAACGCTTTCACCTTTTTCAATCGCTTCAAGTCTTTGGTCATTTACCTTTTTAAATTCTTCAAAGGTTTTGCCCATTTCATTGATAGCAGTTTTTACATCTTCCGACATAATAATCTCCTATGATTTTAAGGTTTTAGTTAAGTTTGTTATGGCTTCTACCAATTCAGCATTTGCGGTCTCAACCTCTCGCTGAGTATCGTCAAATGATTTTGTCACTGCAGCTGCAGCAACCTTCGCTTCTGAACGGGATAGATTGAAAGCGTCTCGCAGTCCATTTTCCCACTCTCTGATGGTCATCTCCTTAGCCTTCACTGACCTGATAGTTGCCTTCGGGTTCATAGGGAAGGTCACTAAGGATATTTCCATTAGATCTACTTCTTTGATATAACGCCTTCTGTTGCGTTTATCGTAAGAAACTTGCTCAGGGTTCACTCTGAATCCAATACTTAGACCATCAAGTGCACCCATTTTCATTAGCTCATATGCTTCCTGACCTGCTTGTGTTTTCAAAGCAAGTCTACCTTTTACATATAAGCCGTGATCATCTTCTTTGATTTCGTCAAATACACCGATTGGCATATCTGTTTTGTGTTGATATAAGAGTTTTACATTATGGGGTTTTTTTCTTTTTAGGGATTTGGCAAAAGCTCCTGTCTCTATTACATCATTACCAAGATCTTTGTTGCCGAATACAGATCCGTATCCTTCAAAACTGCCGTAGTCTTTATCTTCATCTTCATCATCATAGGCTTTGATACTGGACTTAAACTCTAGGAACTCTGAATCTGCTTTCACATCTTCTCCTGTAGCTTCTACATATTCATCATGTGTTGAGCAGGGCATGAAGATCTCTTGCCCATCTTCTGAATGAGAGTGAATACCCTCACAACCTATTTCCTTTGCTCTCTCTCTAGCTTCGTCTGCCGTAGAGAATACATCTCTTCTTATTTCTTCTTTGCTGCAATTCTCTTTAGAATCTTCGTATGAAATTTGCTCACTGGCTAGGGCAGCTGATTTTTCTTCATTAAAAGATTCCATCATGTCTCCCATATTTTTTGGTCCATAACTACTTATATCCTGTTTGTCA